CCGGAGGGCTGCCGTGTACATCAGCGGTGTGCCTTACAGTTTTGCCAACAGCCGCACCCTTTACCGCGCTATCCTGTGGAGTGCCCACAGCGAGGAGGAACTGCACACTTGGTTCAGTTCCAACTACAATGTGGAAGTCCATGCTTATGTTAAAAATGGCAAGTATTGCGTTGTGAACAACACGTACGAGCCGCAGGATACCACAGTTTATACGACTGATGGCAACAGCTTTGACCTGCATCTGGATGCCAATGAAATCAGATGGTATGAAATTTAAGTTCTCCTTCTTATCAATCTGTGCAGTGAACGACCACTGCACAGCATAAGAGAAAGCGGTGACTTTCCACAATGCGGAAAGTCACCGCTTTTGTTTGCTGTTCAACAAGGCGGCAATGATTTTTGCGGCTTCTTTGAAATTGTTAGTTAATACCGCCCATGTTTCACATGAGGCGGTGGCAGATTCTCTTTCAGATTCATCATGGACAAGATACAACAAAATATGCACAAAATCGAAGTGTTTGACTGAAATGCAAAAAGATAAGCTGCCGATGTGAAAAAACTGTAAAGAACGGCGTGAAAACCAGTTGACAATGTTGAAAGCTGTGGTAGAGATACCGGGACAGAGTGCAAAAGGAAAAGAGCAAAGGCGAAGATATGCCCCTGCTCTTTGGCATTGAAGAGATTTCAGATTTCAGTCCGCTGTGTCCAATATGTGCCAGCCGTCCATCAGGTCTGAATTTTCCATAATAAAGGTGTGGGCGGTGTCCTGTCCCCACGAGTTGTCGTATTTCAGCATCAGATAATCGCTCAACTCGGTCCGATTTTTGAACTTCAACAGGCGATACGGCTCCTGAAAAGCAACCTTTTCGACAAAATATACCGCATCCGATGTGGGAAGCATAACGCCGACATGACCGATCATAAGAGAATTGTCCGTTTCAGAGAACTGATCGTGCAGGACTACGGAGACGAGACGGATCTTATCATCGTCCACGAAGGAGAGACCGCGTTTCTTCCATTCCTGCTGAATCGTTTTCAAATGGGTAGGAATATCGGTCGTATTGGTGGTTTTAACCGGGGCGAACAGCGCATCAAACTTTTGCCGTTCATCGCCGCAAAGGGATTCTGGGTCAGAATCCAGTGTTTCATAGTCCATAAACAGGGTGTCCTCGGCTGAGTCAAGGTCTGCCTTGCCCGTGACAGTGATAAAATCACCGAACAGCCCACAAGCGGTGATCCGACAGTTCCAGCCGGGGAAGGTGTCATATTTTTCCGTCCATGCGTCCTGCATGGAGTAAGGATCGTATTTCAGATCCGAAGGCTTGGCATTTTCAAACCCTGTGGTGAGCCATGCCGGGTCCACAGCATTGTTGAACTTTTGCACATGATCAAAGAAGGTCTGTATCCGCAGGTCGGATACGCCGGCATCCTGCAAAAGCTTGGAAAGAAGAGCTTGTGTATCCGAATCTGCCAAATTGGAGTATTCAATTTGCTGAAGGACGGGCTGAGAAGTTTTTTGAGTGCAGCCTCCTGCCAGAAGCGCACCGCAAAAAAGTGCAGCGGTGCAGACAAGAAAAGTTCGACGTTTCAAAAATGGTCACCTCGTTGTGTTTTTCGGAAAGTTTCTTTGAGTGCCGGAGTCTCAACCATAAGCGAAGAGAGCAACGCCGTTGGTCTTGTAACGAATGGTATCACAGATAAACAAAGAAAATCAATGACTTCTGTCGTATTTGACCCTATATAATGTTGCAGTGTCCATATTCCATACGGCTAACGTCCATGTGGGGAAAGACGATGCGGCAGTTTTCTGAACGATTTTATTCATGTCGGACACAACAGGAGTATACCCAAGTTGGAAAATGAAACAGAACGATATAATACATTTGAAATTTAACGATACTGAGTCTAGGCAGTATCGGATTGTACATTGTGTTTTCGAGAGAAGCACAATGGGGTTCAAGAGGCCGTGAGTTCGATTCTCGCCACTCGGACCAGACGCTTCTCAGTCGAACTTGATTTATCAAAGTTCAACTGGGGAGCGTTTTTGTTTTTGTTTTCAGTTTCTTCGGAAATGTTAAAATAAATAAGCAGTTCAGAATCGCTAACTTCTATATTTGTTACGAAAGTGTTAATAAGGCGGCGTTTATAGGCATCGTCCTGCTCTGTGGGCTGGGCGTAGAACTGCTGCAACAGGAAAAGGTACTGCTCCTTGGTGAAGAGCAGGGGCTTCTCAGCTTCCATCGTGGAGAGCTGATAGGTCAGCGTGTTCTCCTGCTGGGTCAGATCATCCAGACGGGCGACAAGCTGGGGGTTTGCACTGCCGGTTTCGATGGCATCCATGATGTTCTTGCTCCTGCGGCGCACATCCCAGAGTTCCTGTTCCAGCACATCGCGCTCGGCGTTGGGCTTCTCCATGTCGGCTTTCTGCACATCGACCATCGTTTCGGCAAGGAGTTCCATCGTTTCAGGCTGCAACAGGTGGTCACAGATGGAGCGGATCACCTTGCCCTCTAAATCATCCTTCGGAATATTGCGCTTGCGGCACTGGGGGTTGGAGCAGGCGTAGTAGCGGTACACCTCGTCGTTGCCGCCGCTGTGACCGCTTACGCCCTTCATGGTGCAGCCGCACTTTGCGCAGAACAGTTTGCCAGAAAGCAGATACTCCGCTTTCGGTTCATACTTGGCTTTCAACTGACGGTTGGTTTTCATCATAGCTTGCGCCCTCTTCCATAGATCATCATCAATGATAGCGGGGATCGCGCCCTCGATCCGCACGTTGTACGCCTTGCTGGTATAGACACCCCGGTACATTTCATTCTGGATGATGCGGGGGATGCTGCACTTGTTGAAGGGGTTGCCCTGACTGGTGCGCAGACCTTTGGCGTTGAGCTGCTCCACAATGGAAGCGCTGCTCTCCCCGGCGGCGTAATGCTCAAAGATGAAGCGCACGGTGGGCGCGGTCTTTTCATCAATGACGTACTTCTTGTTCTCGTCGGTGGTCAAGCCCAGAGAACGGCAACGGTTGATAGCCTGCCCTTTCAGTGCGCTTTCGCGCATACCGCGGCGCATCTTCTCTGCCAGCTCTGCGGAATAGTATTCGGCAAGGGCTTCCATCAAACCTTCAATGATAATGCCCTCTGCGCCCTCCACATTGCTTTCGGCAGCATAAAGAATCTCTATGCCGTTGTCCCGCAGACGCTTCTTGTACACGGCACTGTCGTACCGGTTGCGGGCAAAGCGGTCTGTTTTCCAGCAGATCACCATATCAAATGCACCCTTGTCGCCGTCGTTCATCATCTGTTGGAACGCGGCGCGGTCGTCGGTCTTGCCGGAGATATGCCGGTCAATGTATTCGTGAACGATGGTCAGGCCGTGGAGCCTGGCGTAATTCTCGCAGTCACGGCGTTGCCCTTCGATGCTCTGTTCTGTCTGTCCGCTGCCGCCGGAGTAGCGGTAGTAGGCAACAAGGCGGTTGCCGCCCTCGACTTTCTTTCTTCTCATATATTATAGTATATCCTTTCAAAATGCCCTGTTCTTCCAGACGGAAGGATGGGGCATTATTTTTTTACGCAAGAAAAAGCCTACCGGGTACGGCTCCGGTGGGCTTTTTCTTTTTGCATGGTGGTCAGCGGTGACGCTTCAACCACTCGTCTGCGGCGCGTTGCAGAACTAACCGACGGTAGTAAACGGTTCGCCCTCCGCTGGCTCGTTCTTTTCCACAAGCGACTTGTACTCGTCGCTCTCGGCAATGCGCTGGGCTTCACTGTCGGGCACTGCCGCGCTCTGGGCGGCAGGGGATGCAGACCGGCTGAACACATTATGGAAGTATTTCAGTACCACATCCCGATCCTGCGGGGTCAGGTCCAGAAATCCCTCCACAATGGCCCGGTGTTCTGCACCAAGATCATACTCGGCGCAGAGCTTGTCCAGCACGGTTTCCCGCGTCTGCTCGAACATCTCCCCATCGCCAGTGCGGAGCCAGCATTCATTGACCCCGAACTCGCGGCAGATGGAGCGGATGGTCTGATCCGTTGTTCCGTTGACCCCGTTTTCGATACGGCTGACAGCAGACTTGCCCATACCGATTACAGAGCCGAAATCCTCCATCGAAAGATTTTTCTCTTTGCGGAGGACTTTAATTCTTTCGCCGATGGTCATTTATTTTATTCACCACCTTTCTGCAATCTCATTATAGCAAATAAAGTTCCGAAAATCAACAAAAGAATTCCAGAAAACCATTGACAATGTTCCGAGAATTGACTATAATGACACTGTAAAGTTCCGATAGGCAACACAAGGGGGGTGAAGAGAGATGCAAGAAGAGAAAAGCATATACGCGGATATTCTGAAAAGTGCGATTAGCTGGCGTGTGCGCGATATGTACAACCTCTACGGAACGATTCGCCGTGTACTATTTGAGGGGCGCAAGGCGGAACGGGCTGCGATGCTGTCCGAACTGATAAAGATGCAGGGCGGGAACATCGGCGGGTCGGCAAAGGTCGAAACGCTGGACGACCGCCTGAAACTTGCCCGCGAGCTTGAGAACATCGACGACGGAGAAGAGGTTATTCTGTTCAAGGACAAGTCCGGCAAGCTGGTCTGGGTCAGACTGAACGGCGAAAAGTGGCTGTAAAAAAGCTCCCGCTTCTTCCACAAGCAGGAGCTTAGAAAAGAAAGATGCTCAAATCAGAGCTTCAATCTTTTTGCCGTCAGTCGTCAGCTTTCCGCACTGGTCGCAGAAACGAACGCCGGGAGCAAAAGAAAAATGTTCCTTATGACGTTTGCAATCTGGATTGGTGCAGAAGTTTTCAGAACTGACATTCAGAGGTGCGCCGCAGTTGGAACAGAATTGAGCGTCCGAACCAACAGCGGAACCGCAACGAGGACAGATAGACATTTATAATCACCCCCTTTCCGCCTGCCACGATTATAGCACGGCGGGAAGAGACGGACAACATTAAAGGGAGGTGAAGCGGACGTGACGCTGAAACCTGAACACATTGTAGAAGAGCTGGACAGAACGCCGAAGTTGAAGCGCGACCTCATTATGAAGATGATGGAGGTCATGCTGGACAGCGAAGCGTTTCTGGAAGCGTACCCGACATTATACGATCCGCGCATTGCGGACGTTGACCTTGAATACCGGGAGAAAGTCTGTGAGGAAATGGCGCAAATCATCGTGCGGCTGTTCCGCAAAAACAAAGTTCGCCCGGACGACGCAGAGAAAGTGCTCGACCGGGCGCGGGAAGATTATCTGGAAACGTATGTCCACTCGGACAAGTCGTGAGGAAGTTCTTCCAGATCGGAAGCGGCAGCGCAGCCGGTGGCACGGCAGTACACGTTGTCGGCTTCAATCTGCGGAGTTGGACAGGCTTCCCAGATAATGCCGTCGTACAAAAATCCGTATTGGCCATCATCTGTGCGGACGATGTACAGCGGGCCGATGGGTGAATCGTAGACCCACATTTTTATAACACCTCCTTTCCTGACCTGATTATATCACGGCGGGAAGGGGCGGGCAACAAAGGAGCGTGAGAGTATGAGCGAGAAAGAAAAGATGCAGACGGAAGAGCTGGCAAAGATCATGGACGATGCAAAGCCGCTCGGCAAGTCGGCTCTTTCCTTTATGGCGGGGTTTGTGCAGGGCTACAAGGAAGCCCAGAGCGCAGACCCGGCGGAGAACACCGGCAGAAAGGAGGGCAACGAGGAATGAGGAAGAAGCGGAAGCTGTCTTTCTCCCAGTTTCAGGGAAGCCAGACCCGTGAGGGCATTTTGAATATGCTGCTGCAAGACCCGGAACTGTTTGAGCGGATTCCGGGGATCACGGAAGAGCAGCGGGAAGCCTATGAAAGACAGAGAAGGAGGATGTTAGAACGTGGAAATTCTGGCGGTAGGGGCAGTCACAGTGTGTGCGGCGCTGTATGCGATAGCCGATTTTATCAAGCGTCGGCGCCGGCACAAATTCAATGAGGAGCTGCGCCGGTACATTCAGAAGCACAAGGGGGACTGGGACGATGCCGATGAAGGTTTGCATTGACTGTGGCACGATCTTCCCGGCGGAACACATCGGCGCAAAGCGGTGCTGCCTCTGCGCCGCCAAACACGGGACGGAGCCGACGGCAGAAAAGGTGTATCCCAAGCCGCCGGTCGATGACCTCACTCGGGATGTTCGGCAGGCCGATGCATCCGGTAAGTCCTACGGTTTCTGGCGGGCCGGTCTTCTGCTGGCGAAGCAGAAAGCCCGGGAAGAGATGGAAGTAAAGAAGGCCCAGCGGGAACAGCCGCATGAAGAGAAAGGAAAGCAGGAAAAATGAACATCGGAAGATGCAAGGGCTGTGGGCAGCCCATCGTCTGGATCGTCACCACCAAGGGCAAGAAGATGCCCTGCGACCCGCAGCCGGTCACGGGCTACGGCGACCACACGACCGTCAAGAAAGACAAAATCGTGACCGGCACGGGAATGGTCCTCTCCTGCAACCTGAAACCGGACGGTGGCGCAGTGCTTGGCGTCGGCTATGTTCCGCATTGGGCGACCTGCCCGGCGGCTCAGAACTTCAAGAAGGAGAAAAAGCAATGATGCCTGCATTGGCGCTCCTCTGGATTCTGGGCGGGACGTTTATCGAAGCGGCCATTACAACGCTTGTTGTGAGCTGGCTGATTGGAGAAAGCTTTCAATGGAGCGTGACCGTCCTGTTCTGGCTGATCCTGTTGTGCATCAAGTCGGCGTTGGGCTGGCGATGACCATACGGTCTGGGCGTACCGAAACACGCCTGCCACGCGGTCGAAAGCATGGGCGTGGACGACCGCCCCGGTCGCTCCGACAACCGGGAGTCCCACCTTCTGGGGACTGAAAGAATACAAAGGGCGGCCCGCATGGGTGGGCGGCGTCCGTGCGCCGCTCCCTTTATGGAGTATGCAGGCGCATCCGGGGGAGTAGCCCCGGAACTGGTTCGATTCCAGAGTGCTCCACCAGAACGAATATTCACCCGTGAAAAGAAAGGACCATGAACATGACGCCTAAAGAAATCGAAAAGCTCTTTAATCACCCTGCGGAACTGTCGGCAAAAACCGACGGGAAGGGAAATGAGAAGGTCACGCTTCGCGGAGAAGTGGCTGATCTGGGGTGGTTGGTGAATAAGGTTGTCACCGGCATTTACGCGCAGGTTGACGACCCGGATACCGTGAGAGCACTGGACGCTGCAATAACGATGACCATTCATCTGCGGGCTACGAAGCGCGTCAAGGAGCTTCAGGCAACCGGCATGACTTTAGACAAAATCACGAAAACGCTTTTTGGACAGGAGGTAAATTGACATGGCAAAAGCAGAAATCCATGCAAAACTCGTGGATGAGAATGGAAAGCCCAGGATCAAGGTCGAAGCAAATGGATATGCGCTGGACCTTCTGGACATGATCGCCAGTGTTGCGGCGGGCGTCATCGCGACAGATGCGGACGATGAGGGCGTCATCAAACGCAGGAAGCAGTATTTCTTCATGACGACGGAGAACAACCTGAGAGATGGAAATGGTAGGGACAAGGCCGGGGAATGATGGGCGCGGGATGCACCCGAACACGACCCCGCTTGGCACAGCTACATATTTATATAAGGCCAAGGAAATGAAGAATCTTGCAAGAAGCACCAAGACTGGCGCAGCCCGCGAAGGCGGGATAAAAAATGAACAGTGTAGACACACGTTCGAAATAACCAGAGCGCAATGTGCGCCGTGTGCTGGTTATAACGCGGAATGCATGGACTACGAGAAAAACGATGCTGCTGATACAAAGCATCGGTCTGAGTTGTCATGAAATAAGACACCCCGCGCCCGCAGCTGCGGGGTGTCTTTTATATGGCGTGGGGCGGACAAGCTGCTGGCAACTGCTGATTCGCCGGAAGCGGGGCCGTACCCCGTCTGCGCCGCCTGCTGAATAGGCATCATGGAAGCCGGTGCGATTTTACATGAACTTTTGCGCACCGGCAGGGCAAAAGAGTGCTGTAGGGCAGCGCTCCTCCTAGCGCCGAAAGCGTGGTGAAAGCCCACGCTGCTCTTGAGCCAAGCCGCATCCACATGACGGTATCATGGAAACCGACAGGGTGCGCCCGCTGCATGAGCGCAGAAATGCCTTGTCCGATTCACCCAAGACAAAGGTGAAAGGCCCGGATTTGGCCCCGGGCCGCCCCGCCGCGTTACTCTCTGACGCGGCGGGTTTATATGCGGGTGCATAAGGCTGTTGTCTGCCACCGATCCCCTATCGGCAGGCAAGCCGGTTCGATACCGGCCATCCGCGCAAGAAGAAAGTGAGAAGAACATGATTCACCTTGGAGACATCACGAAAATCCACGGCAACCAGATAGAGCCGGTGCATTGCATCATATTCGGCTCGCCCTGTCAGGACTTGTCTATGGCGGGATTGAGACTCGGGTTTGGCGGCGACCGCTCAGTGCTGTTTGTGGATGCCGTCAGAATCATCGGAGAGATGAGGAGAGCCACAAATGGAATGTATCCAACTTTCGCTGTTTGGGAGAATGTACCCGGAGCTTTCAGCTCTAACGGTGGAGAGGACTTCCGAACTGTGCTGGAAAAGCTTGCCCGCGTGGCACAACCAGACGCTTCAATTCCTCGACCTTCGGAGGGGGGGCGGCGCTGGAAACACGCAGGAGCAATCGCCGGAGACGGATGGAGCTTGGCTTGGCGACAGCTTGACGCTCAACATTGGGGAGTCCCCCAGCGTCGCAAACGAATCGCTCTTGTCGCAGATTTTAGAGGTGGACGTGCCGCTGAAATACTTTTTGAGCGCACGGGCCTGCCGGGGAATCCTGACCAGAGCATCCCGACGTGGCAAAGCATTGCCGGACTTGCTCAAGACAGCCCTGCTGGACATGATCGAGTGGTGGGAGAGCGAAGCTACTGCATCAGCGGAAACACCGTAGACCGGGTTACATACCAAAACGGAACCGGCGTGAGGGAAAGCGGCAGCTTTACGGTGAACACCGTGGACCGCCATGCGGTAGCGTACTCCATCAATCCGCTGGCTAGCAACAGCATGAAATCGGCAAATCCCAATAGCGGCTTCAACGAAACGAAGGCGAGCCGGACGCTGGACTGCTTCGACCCTAACCCTGCAAAGAATCAAGGCGGTCTGGCGATAGTGCAGCCCTATGTGCTGAAAATCCGTTCGGGTTGTGACGGCGGCGGCAAGGGCGCGCTGGTGCAGACAAAAAGGACCATGACACTCTCGACGCTTCAAGATCAGACGCTCTTTCAGCCGGTCGTCTTTGATGCCCGGGGAAATGGCGACGGTATTACAGTCCCGACTATCACTGGAGATCACGAGTCCCGGGTGACGGACTACACGGCCATTGCGGTTGACCTGTACAACGGGGCCGTGACTGGCGATAAGGCTGCACCCATTACATGCAGGAGTATCGGGTCTCATTCCGGGCCGCAGGTGGCAGAACAAAGAACTTTCAGCGAGCAGGCTTATGACAGCTTCAAGCAGAGTGGAAGCGGAGGAACGCTGAAGGGCAGCGGTGGCGCAGTAGGGTATGGCGGGGAGTCTCTGGTGGCAGAAAAGATGGTTCGCTGGATCGTCCGCCGCTTGACACCGACAGAGTGCGAGCGCCTGCAAGGCTTTCCCGATGGCTGGACGGACATCGGGGAATGGATAGACACCAAAGGGCGAGTCCATAAACCGGCGGACACCCCGCGCTATAAGGCGCTGGGAAATTCCATTGCTTTGCCGCAATGGTTCTGGATCGTCCAGAAAATGCGGCCATACATAGGTGACGGGGCAACAATGGGCAGCTTATTCGACGGCATAGGCGGTTTTCCACTGGTCTGGGAAGCAACCTATGGAAAGGGAACTGCAAGGTGGGCTTCGGAGATAGAGGAATTTCCCATCGCAGTAACAAAGAAATGGTTTGGAAGCGAGGAGGCGAAGCTATGAAAAATCCTATGATGCAGAAAGTGACGCTGGCGTTAAGCTGTGCTGCTGTTGGTCTGGCAGTTTTCGATATGACGGTCAAGGATGCTCGTATTCATGAGCTGACGGAAGAACGGGACATCTACGCCAACAGGTTTCAAAACTGGTCTGAACGTGCAATGCGGGACGAGGAAGCAATCTCAGAGCGAGATGATTTGCTCGACAAACTGCTTGGCGAGATGGATGCTGTACTCAACGGTGAAATCAAGTTCGAAGACGCGGGTGAATTTCACTGCACTGCATACTGCACAGAAAATTTTCCGCATGAGTGTGGAACGGGAACAGGAATCACGGCCAGCGGCGAGCCGGTGACGGCGGGATGGGCGGGGGGCGCACCCTCCATGCGGCGGGGGGGGAGCCGGGGACGGCGGACGGGTCGGTGGCCGCAGACGAAGAGATTTTTCCGTTTGGAACGGTGCTTTATATTGAAGAGGTCGGCCTCAGAGTGGTTCAGGATCGCGGTGCAGCCGTTAAGGGACGGCGTCTTGACATCGCTGTTGCCGGGACGCATGAGGACGCCTTAAAGTGGGATGGATACGGCAACCATAGGGTGTGGGTCATTGAAGGGTCGGATGGTGACGAATGAGAGTCGGTTGCTACTGTATGGACTGCATGGAGGGCATGGCGCAGTTTCCGAATGATTTCTTTGATCTCGCGGTTGTTGACCCGCCGTATTTCAGCGGGCCGGAGCGCCGGGGCTACTATGGTTCAAAGGTCAGCAGGATAGGCGTCCACCGCGATTATCCCGTTTCTCCAAAGTGGGATGTTCCTGGGAAGGAATATTTCGATGAGCTGCTTCGGGTGAGCCACCATTACATCGTATGGGGGTGCAACTACTTTGACTACCAATTCGCGCCCGGGCGTATCGTCTGGGACAAGTGCAACGCTAACACGAGCTTTTCGGACTGTGAGATCGCAGCGACAAATCTGTTTTCGTCGGTTCGACTGTTCAGATTCATGTGGAACGGAATGATGCAGGGAAAAAGCATCGCCGAAGGCTATATCATGCAGGGCAACAAAGCTCTGAATGAAAAGAGAATCCACCCGACTCAAAAGCCGGTGGCGCTGTACGACTGGATATTCCGGGAGTATGCAGCTCCGGGACAGAGAGTCCTCGACACACATCTTGGGAGCGGGAGTAGCAGAATTGCCGCATACAACGCGAGTCTTGAATTCACGGGATTTGAAATCAGTTCGGAATATTACAGCCTGCAGGAAAAGCGTTTTCAAGAATACACCGCCCAGCAGGATATGTTTCATCTTTGTTTGTCGGAAAGGGGAGAAACGGTATGAGCAAAGCTGTCCTTATCAGCATTCGTCCAGAGTGGTGTAAGAAAATTGCAGGCGGGCAGAAGACCGTGGAAATCCGTAAAACAGCACCAAACCTGAAAAAGCCGTTCAAGTGCTACATCTACTGCACCAAGAGCACACACTTTGTTGATATTCCCGGCGTGAAAGAAAGTGACCTCATGCCGGCTGACGGAAAAGTCATCGGCGAGTTTACTTGCTACAGTACCACGATCATCTGCCATGTAGGGACGACGGGGAGCGGGGCTTTGCCCAAGCTGCACATTATTGGGCCAGGGCCGGGATTGCAGTATAAGCCTGCAACTGACCTGCTCAAAGCGGCTTGCATGAGCGAAGAAGCGGCGGAAGAATATCTCAAGGGTGGCAGCGGGTTCGGCTGGGACGTCTCAGACCTCAGAATTTATGGTAGGCCGCACGAATTGTGCGAGTTTACAGGTCTCCGAAAAACAAGATTCGGCATGGAGCCGGTGAAACTCGACCGCCCGCC